TTACGTAAGTCCATCCATGATTTAGCAATGCCTTCTAAATCTGGAGCATCTTCATCTGCTTTCCAGAAATTTTCAGGCCACCAATCAGGTCGTTCTAGTGGTTCATTATCTTCAGACTCAGCCGCAAATTCTGCTTTGGCTTTTAATTCTTCAGGATCACGATGATCTATTTCTACTTTTTGTGGACTCTCAGCATTAGCTTCTTCGACTTCTGGACTTGCTCCATCGAGTAGGCCAGTGCTTTCTTGATCCACACTAGGCTCGAGTGTTTCTTCCATTATAATTTCCTTGCTCTAATTAGCCTTGCTTCTAAATCCTTAACTATTGAATTTTGTCCTTCACGGTAAAATGCGTAGCTTGGATCGCTACCTGGCAAGGCAACAGGTTGCTCAACAACTGCTTCACGCAGCCATTTCATTAACTTCTCCCCGTCCTCACCCCCTAGGACACGTAAACAAAGACGATCTAAATCATCTCGCTTTTGTAGACCATCACCTTTTTCAAGAGGCAATGCTTCTTGTAAATCTTCCCATCCAGCCATTATTATCCTTGTGGTTGTTGCATCATGGCCATTTCTTGCTGCTGTGCCATCTGTGCCATTTGTGATGCTTGTTCTTTCATAATTGCACGCTCAGTTGGTGTTGGTCGTAATCGTTGTGGTACGCCTAATTTCTCAGCAATGTAATCCATCATTTCGTCAATCTTAATAGTCATTGCACCTTCTGGTCCAGCTTGTTGTGCAATCTGTGCATATTGTAAAATGTTTTGCACATCATCCATATTCTGTGCCATGGCTAATGGAGCTACTGGTGCAATCTTAATTTCTAAACCATTCACTTTTAGTGGTAATGCAATGATACCACGTTCATCCATCACTTGCAGTATTTTGGATACTAATGGAATCATTGTTTCATTAATCAAGCGACCAAAAGCAGAACCTAATTCTGTGATAATTCTTTCATACGTTCTACAACTTCTGTTGCTGATCGAGCTGACATGTTGTCTGGTGGTAATGATTCATCAAGAAGAATACGCTTGATATTCATACGTAAATCATTCATCACAATGTTAGAGACATTGAAGTCACCCGCACGTGGTAATGGTCTGAGTGATTCACCTTGTGGACCACCGTTACGTGCTACTGGAATAATCGCTCCAGGAACAATTTTAATTGTATTAGGATTTAATACACCGTCATCAGCAGCTGTATAAACGCCAGCAATCGCTAAAGATGCATTCTTTAATACTAACTCTAATGTTTTATTTAATGTCTTAATATCAGGCAGTGCAGTAATTAATGGACCACGACCATAGATCTCACCAGCGACTTTAGCATAACGTGATACAATCCAAGGACTGTAATTCATACGTCTGTACACGATCTCTGTTTTAGATTCTTTGTGAATTACATGGTAGCAATAATCACCACGCTTTTGATCAAAAATAGTTGCTTCAATTAGCTCAACATCATCTGTTGGTTTATCATTAATCTTTTTTTGCAAATCTGCTGGTATGTTTGCATCCATCCATTGCCTTTGGATTGATTCGCCTTTCATGCGCATACGTCTGTAAACATTATCAATCTGACCATTAGCACCTTCTTCAAATGATACTAAGTACTGTGGTACTGGAATAAAGTTAATTGCGCTTAAGTCATCGCCTGGCTGTATCATCATAACAGCTGTACCTACAGATAAATCAAGTAAGAACTCTCCAATAGCAACATCAAAGTTAGATTGTTTTAATGTATCAAATAATTTATCATTATAAAGATCTAATGCAGCTTGAGCTTCTGCCTGACGATCCATTGGAATGTCTGATCCTGGTTCTAATCGACACCATTTTCTTTGTGGAGGGAATATGCCAGATTGCATACGGTTAGCAAATCGTTGTGTAGAATTAATTGCAGTAGAATCGAATACACGATTCATCTTTTTCGTTCCACCTACTTTACCATCGTAATGACCATCGTATAGGTTACGTTGTGGTAGAGCAAACTCATAACATTCTTCATATAAACTTCTAAAGTCTTCTTTCTTAATTAAAGCCTTCTCATGTCTTTTTAAAACATCTTCAGCTTTTAATCTCATCATGTCTACCATATTATTTCCCTACTCCCATTAATAGTCCTCTGTTTTTTAATCTTGGATTTTTCATTGATTGCATAGCTTCTTGCTCTTCTTGATCCATAATTGTGTGTATTTCTTCTGATCTTTTATTAAGTTGTTGAGCATTGTCATATATTGGAAATTTACCAGCTTCAATGTCTTTTTTCCAAATATCATATAACTGATCTTCATTGGTAATTACTTTACCCAAATCTCTTACATATCCAGGAACAGAAACATATTTACCTTTGTTTGGTCCTTCAGGAATAATAATACCTGTAGAATATACAGTAACTGGACGACCTTCTGAATCTCGACCAACTTTCCCAGATTTAATAGTGTCACGATGATATTTAACAATATTCTTTTCTGCTTCTGACAATGTCATCATGTGACGCGGCATATACATTTCAGCCATAATTATCCCTTTTTATGTTTATTAGCAAATGCTCTTGCTTCTGCTTTGTTACTAAAACCCCAAGCTTGTAATGCTTTCTTTAATCGTGTGGGTCTACCTTTTTCATCTTTTAAGGGACCAGACATACCAGCAAAGCGTGCAGCAAAGCTGACACGACGGCCGTCAGTCCCAGAACTTTGTGGTGGTTTAAGATCTCCACCATCTTTACTTTCAAAGTGTTTACGTCCAGCTTCATTTAATCCACCTTTAGGGTTTTGATATTTCTTAGCTACCATTACTCAGTCCAACTTATTATTATTTCCATTGCATGTGAATTGTTGTTTCCATCTGCATTAGTTAACCTAAATAGGTAATTAGTTAATCCTTTAAGGATAATGTTATTACCGCCTACTTCACCGCCACCACCTTTTTTACCTACACCACCTGTGAGTATTTCTTTCAATATCAATGAGCCTGTGCTAGAGACTGTAGGGTTAGCTAAAGCTACACCTGTGCTAGATAATGTGCTTGCGCGATTTCTGTTAATAATAGGTAATGATGTACCACCTGTCGCACTAGCACCTTCATACAAGTACCCGACTGCATTACCACTAGATAAACCACTAATTGTAAATACAGGATTCACTCCAGAAGGAAAAGCAATCACAATATCAATACTAGATCCATCTGCTATTTTATTGTCGTAATCAGCAACTAATCCAGCACTAAATGCATGGCCTTCAATTAGCCTGACATGTTCAACACTTCTGGTAGGATATGCCCCTCTGTATTGTTCCATCTATTTCTTTTTCTTTGGAAAACCAGCTAACATATTCTTGTAAGCTTTAGGTGATATTGTCGAGTCTTCTTTTGATCGACTTGTACCTTCTTTCTTACGCTTATTGATGTTGTAATATAATCCCTTAGATGCCATTAGTATCCTTTTTTCTTTTGACCTGATTCAGACATAGCAATCGCAACTGCTTGTTTCTTATCAGTCACTTTCTTACCTGAGCCTGACTTGAGTTTTCCTTCTTTGTATTCTTTCATAACCTTACGAACTTTCTTTTGCATTTTATCCATCATACGAGCAACCCTTTCCCTAAAGATGTTTGACCAACTTGTAATCCACCAGTACCTAACTCTGGCAGTCCTGTTCCACCAGATTTACCAATTGGCCTAGCTTTTGCTGCTAAACCACCAGTAGCGCGAGATAATCTTTTTCTAGATGCTGTCATAGTTGCTGCTTCGCGCTTGACATCTTGTGTGCCTGATTTTGCTAATTTTGTAAGTTGTTTTAATTGATCCGCAGTTAAATAAGTTGTAGCAGAACCAGCACCCTCAGGTCTAAATACATCGACCATTCTCGTGTCATATACTGGTTTTTTATTAATTCCTATACCTGTATAACTTGTTGGTTCAATCCCTTTAGGTGGGGTATAAAAAATATAACCACTATGTTGACCAGGTAATTGATCTGTTAAATATGTTTTATCATAGTTTTGGTTAGCAGCTACTTGCATGTAACCTTTGGTACTTCTTTCCCCTAATTCATATTGACCAGTGGCTGGGTTAAAGAACTCTAATGCTTTTTCTTGTGACCGATATCCTTCTTTAATAATCTTATCGATGGCTTGATTAAAGAATGCTTCAGACTTAAAAACATTCTTTTGACCGCCAAGTTGATCTAGGATGTCTGCTTTAATGCCAGGAACATCAGGAATAATTTTTCGAGCAACAGCTTGTTCGTAAGTAATGTTAGCCATATTAGCCTCCTAAAGTTTGATCTTCTTCATCAACACCTGTTTCTGGTGTGACACGTTGTGCCAATAACATACGCTTTCCACCAACACGTCTTGCTTTTTGTGCTGCAGACATTTGTTCTGCTAATTCTCTTTTTTGCTCTTCAGCTGCTTTTCTTGCGCGTGCAGTTTCTTCACGCTGTAGGCGTAAAGCTTCATCAGCAGCGGACGTATCTGGCTTACCACCAATTAAACCACCCATTACAATCTCCTCATAATATATGTATCTTCCTTATCTGCGCTATATTCTTTCATAGTTCCTTCCTCAATAAAACCTAATGACTTGGCCCAACGAACAGCACGATGATCATTACATTTTACTGTTATTTGTATACGATGTAAATTAAATAATATCTGACAGCTATCAAAAAATGCAAATGCACCTTTTGTCATAGCTATTGGGTATCTTCTGGATTCCTGAGTAAACATAGACCACGCCTCACCCACTCCTTTCCAGTGAAACATAACACCAAACACAGCGACAGGACGACGATTGACAAACGCAGTAA